CTCCATCAAGTCCTTGAGGACCTGTTGAACCTTGTGCTCCAGCAACACCCTGTGTTCCAGTTTCTCCTTGAGGACCTGCAGAACCTTGGAAACCCTGTGCTCCCTGAATTCCGGACTCAAGACCAGTAACCACTGCGGCACTAAAATCGATATGACCACTGAAATTCATTTCACCAATTGCAGCTTCAACTGGTAATGGATTTCCAACACCATCGGTTAACCCTTTAGGTGTACTTGTTAAAGGCAAATTATCCTCCGTCTTAATTAACGAAGCATAAGTTGCTTTAATCTTTTGATTTGTTAAACTTGACATATATTATGTTCTTTATTTTTATCGATTATTTGTATAATAAGATTAATACTTCATCTCTGTGTCCAAATTGTTGGTCTGCATTAAAACTTGTTCCTGTAATACCAGTATAATATAATGTATTAATGTATCCATTAATTCCAGGGTTATTAGTATCAAATATGGTTGCAAAGTTATTAGCAACGTTATTACGGAACATAAAGTTTTTAAAGTTCCACGATGGAAAATCACTTGATGTAAATGAGAACCAATAAACTTGGGTTGGATCTGCTTCAAATGGTGTAGTTAATGTAAATGTAATTACACTTCCAGCTGGATCAGTTGGAGTAACCACAAATGCTTCATGGTATACTCTATCTTTAGGTGTTCCTGAATACCATACTCCACCAATTTCAGTTGGTTCATGGGAAGTCCAAATACTAAATTGTAAATCAGTATTTGATACAACTCCTCCACCTCCAAGAATAAAACCAATTTGAGACATTGGCATTCCTTCTTTCATGATTAATTTACCAAAGACATTGGTTTGAAAATTAATATCTGAACCTTCATTCCAGTTACCATCACCAATGACAGGTTGAGAATACTGCCAGTATGTGTTTCCATAACCTTGCATATTTCCTTTGAATGGAATATAGTTAGGGTTATACATACCACCGCCGCCTGCTGCGTTGATAGTTACATCACCCGTTCCACCGATTGGATCGATAGTAATATTCGTTCCAGCAATAATTGATTGAACTCCATTAATTCCAGCAGGACCTTGGTCTCCTTGTGGACCTTGTGCTCCATCAATTCCTTGTGGACCAGCAATACCTTGTGGTCCTTCTGAACCTTGCGGTCCAACTGCACCCTGTGCTCCATCAACTCCTTGAGGACCAGCAACTCCTTGTGGACCTTCTGGACCCTGTGGACCTGCAATACCCTGTTCTCCCTGTGGACCAGCAACTCCTTGAGGACCTTCTGGACCTTGGTCTCCTTGTGGACCTTGGAACCCGGTAATACCTAAGATATTAACGTTGGTAAAATCGACAGTAGTAAGTTCTTTAAACTTTACTTCGTCTTCTGAAACTGAAATTGGTAAATCATTACCATCACCGTCTGATAAAACTTTAAGAGTATTATCAAGTGGCAAATTGTCCCCAGTCTTAATCAACCCGTGATAGGTTTCGTAAATAGGCTTATTCGCTAAATTTTCTGACATTGTGTTTTTATTTTATTTATTTAATTTAATCTGTTACTTGACAATTCCAATTTTCAGCAGCAAATTGCCATAAATCCGGGTCAGTGCTCCAAACCGGGCAATCAACCAATTCGCAATTCCAATAGTCATCATCTAAATTCCATTCGTCTGGGTCATCATCCCAAGTTGGACAAATAGAACAATCTCTTGTAAGATATACAATACTTAAATCGGTTTCATTGTCTGATAAGTATACAATTTCTGGAGATTCTGAACATCCTTCTAAATATGCTTGACCTTCGTCTAAAAGATAACCAAAAGAAGGGTCTAATGTTGGTTCATCGATTGCCCATAGTCTATAATCCCAGTTGCCGCTCGGGTTCATGTGGACAAACCCTGATTCCTGATCCTCTTCGTCTGTAGTAACTAATACAATACCAAATTGGGTGTACCTCGTGTTTTGTTTTACAATCTGAGGCATGACATACGTCCACTCATGTGTAAATCCATTCTTAAATCCAAATAAGAAGTTATTTGAATCATACGGAATGTCCGGATCCATGGTATTAACATAGATTATAATATCGTCATTAACCTGTCTATTGATTAAATTAATCATTGATTTCTAATTGTATTTATAATAAATATAAAACCTTATCAGGTTGACACAAGAAACTGGAGTAGATTGATAAAAAAAGGGCCAAACTCTTTCGAATCTGACCCCTTTAATAAAAATTAAATTTAAAACTATTATTATACCAGTTGGTTTAAAAAAGTTTCATTTTACCAAATTGATAATTGTAAGTAAGAGCATCATAATGAACTATATTGTTCTCAATTATATCTAATACCTCTTGTGTTGGATTAGGACCTGCAAGTCTTGCACGACATTCTAATACATTATCTTCCATAAACTCAACACCATACGTCGTTGAAATTGCCTGAATGAAGGTCGATCCTCGTTCCATTTTACGAATCACAACCTCTGATAAGAATTGGCCATCGCCACATGAGTTATCTAAGAATGTCTTGGTTGAATCTGAGAAGATTGAAGGGTCTTGCTCTTCAAGCTTATCAAGAATTTCTTGAACTAGTGGTGTAGGTGTGAATACTTCATTGGTCTGTTTGACTCTAAGTTTGTCACGTTCAATACCTGACATATATTCTCGATTGCGAGCATGTTCTATGTAATTACTTAACTGCATTCTCGATGTAATCGATTTCTTCAGGTGTCAAATTAAAATACTCATATAATTTTTTATCTGAGCAATCCATTCCGCGAAGATCAGGTATTTCAGATTGTTTAACAAATGGAGTAAATCCGGATGTTTTTTTATAGTTATTAGCAACTAAATTAAATAGCTTAGAATTTGCATATTTAATAATATCTTGCCCTTCTTCATGGTTTTTAACAGTAATATACAAATTTAACATTCCCAATTGTTTATCAGTAATAAACATTTTCTTATAAGATGATGAAAATGGAAATACTAATTTTAAGTTATTAGATCCTTTCAATATATCTGACGTATATTCTAGTTTATTGCCGCTATAAAATATTTCATTAATATATGTGCTATTTTTAGTTTTATTACAGCTATTTCGTTCAATATGTCCATTTTCCATCTGTAATAATAACTTTGGAAACTTTGAGTTAACAACTTTATTTACTATAGAAGTTACAATCGGATTTTCTTTTAGTCCATTTTTTATTACAATGGGATCTACTAAATCTATTGAATTTGATTTAACACACCAATGGCAAGTAGAAACACCATATCCTTTAAAATAATCTTGTTCATGATTTTCTGCAAAAATAAATCCATAATTTGATTGATTTATGTAAGATCTTAAAGCTTCTCCATTTTTACCTCTTTCTGAAATGACATTGTTTGGGGTAACTAATGCGACGACGTCTCCTAATTTTATAGCCTGTTTAGCAAAAGTATTCCATAGCTTTACATTTTTAGCACCTGTTGAATTATCAAACGGTGGATTACCTATTACTACGTCAAATTTCATATTTTATATATTACAATCATAATCATTCCAAATAAGGGTGCATAAAAAAAGGGACCCAATTGGATCCCTTTCAATTTGATAAGATTAAATCTTACGCGTTCACGATAGTGATACCAGATACGACATCCGCTAATGTACCATCTAAGATACCAGCTGAAGCAGGCTCTTGAGATTGGAATACAAGGGTGTATCCGTTAAGGTCACCAACTGCAGTTCCAGTTGCTGCCGTTCCAGAAGACATTACCATACCTCTTGATAAACCAGCAATGTAGCTTACATTGTTGTTGTCAACAAATACGATTCTTAAGTCTCTGTTAGCTGCTAAAAGCAAGATTTGATTTCTTTTGGCAGCCTCCATTTTTTGAAGAACGATTGTTAGTTCTCCTTGGTAAAACACGGATCCGTTAACGTTCGATACTGTGATCGCTTCGTTATAAAATGCTGTGTCCTTCGCTAATTGAAATTCATAAAATGAACCTGTTCCAGTGATACCTGTGATTTCACCAGCAACTTCAGTAGTTCCTGTGATTTCACCTGCTAAGATATAAGCAACTTTAACACCACCTAAAGAGTCCATGCATGATAGCGGGAGTGAGCTATTGATTAAACATGACATATATAAAATATTATTTTTTTTAGTTAAGAGGGTCCGAAGACCCTCTCTGATTGGTTGTTAAATTATGCTACAGTTGAAACAAATTGAGATGCGTAAGCAGCAGTTCCTAATTTGAATTTCGACATGAAGTTAACTTGATCTTGAGAAGGATCGTAGTAAAATTTAAACTGATCTTCATTATTAATGATACCAGTTCCCATGAAGATGTACTTCTTAGGTCCAACGATAACCGCTGATTCTCCAGCTGGGTCAACTAAACCTGGAGCTGCAAAAACCTTAACGTTTGTGCCTGGGAAGATGAATGAAGACTCAGCCGCACCAGTTACGTTGTTGATGTTAGGGTATTGAAGTAAGATAGAGTTTCCAACAGCTTGTAAACCTTGAGTTAACTTAGAGTAAGTTGCGTAAGAAACGAAAGCAACGATGTCATCCTCTTGCTTTAAAGCAGTTGGGATTAAATCGATAACTCCCCACATGTTGTCAACCGCAGTCGAAGCAGTCCATGCAGTTGCGAATGCAGTAGCATCAACAGCACCTTCAGCAACTGAAGTTTGG